GAACATCATTAGAGACCCATTACAACAAAATAAGCGGCGGGCTACCCCTATTTTCAGGGGAAGGCCTGCCGCTTTTATTATGGATTATTTAACTTGCCGGTAACTTGCCGGTAACTTGCCAGTCAGTTGTCATTGCCGATCTGCTTAATAACCTGATCCGCGCCGGTCGCAGCCAGGCCGGAAACAATGCCCACGGCCAGGGCGGTCAAGGGATCAGCGGCGGGAAAGTCCGGCACGTTGATGTACATGGCGGCCACCCCCAGCAAGCCACCAAGGGCACCACAAATGGACGGCAGCCATTTGTTGGCCAGCGGGGTCTGCTTGATGGCCGTTGCCGCCAGATAGCAGATGACTGTGATGCAAGCCACGCTTGCAATGCCCCAATTTGTAAAATCCATATCGACACCTCTCTTTAATCTTTTTTGTTTTCCAAGTCTGAAATGCGGTGGTTTGCCACACGCAGCTGCTCTTCCAGCACCGGCACCCGCTGGGCAAAGTTGTTGTGGGCGCGGACTTCGCGGGTCAGCTCCTCCAAGCGGGCATCCGTGACCGCCTGGGCCGTTACCATCCGCTGTTCCGCGCGGCGGGCAGCCATCATGTTGGTGATAACCACCCCCAGCAGGCTCAGCCCGCCGGTGATCAGCGCCACCAGAATTGCTTCCATCCTGCTCACACCTCCGTATAGGCGGCGTGGTACAGCCCCGATTCCACCAGGCCAAGGTCCCCGCACAGGGCATACAGCCGGGCAGCGTCCCCGTTGGAAATCGGCCCCACCGTTACCGTCTGCATTTGGACCGGCTGTGTTTTTTCCGCTGCCGGGCGGGCAACGCTCTGGTAGCCGCCCAGCCGCACCGCGGTAGATGCCGCCGCAAAATCTGCATCCAGCCAGTTCAGCGGGTGGACCCGGCGGTTTTTGTACCGCACCTCAAAATGCAGGTGTGCCCCGTAACAGTTGCCGGTATCCCCGCTGTAGCCGATCAGCTGGCCCTCGTATACCGTCTCCCCCTGGGCCACGCAGAGTTTGCTCAAATGGGCGTACAGCGTCTCCAGCCGGCCGCCACGGTAATCCGCATGGCGCAGCTTGAGCATATTGCCATAGCTGTTGGTATCCCCCTGGGTGCGCTTGCCGTTCCAGCGGTATGCGATTGCAACCGTGCCGGCCTCCGCAGCGTACACGGGCGTGCCGACTGCCGCACGAAAGTCCAGCGCCCTGTGCAGCGAGCCATCATTGTACAGCCATCCGGCGGTGATTACATGGCTCTGCAGGGGCCAGCTGAAAAGCACATCTTCATTTTCCAGTCTCATTTTTTTCTTTCCTTTCTTTTTCAGAAGTTACCGTCTGTGTATCCCACCAAAGCTCCGCAAGAAGCTCACGCTCTGTGGTAGTATCAAGGTCTTCACGTTCGAGCCTGTCAAGAGTCGCGTCCAAAAGGTCGAGAGCGATTGCAAGTGTGCTGCGCAGGCGGGATATACTATCAGGGTTTTGCATTTCTAGGCGGTTCCGGCCAGACAACGTCATAGGGAAAGCCCTCCTGCTCTGGTACGTCTCGCAGTGCCTGCCTGTATGCTTTCCAGTCCTCTTTGTCAGTCTTTGCATCACCCAGCACCGTCCAGTCAGTGGCGTCAATCAGCTTGTCCCGCTCTGTACGCACAGCGACCGCAGCGGCATCGTAGTCATACTGCTTGACAAGGGTGGCCCACGCATCCGGGGCCGCGCTCAGGCCGCCTGCAGGCAGGGCCGTAATCATCTCGTATGTCGTATACTGCCAGCCGTTCCGGGGCGTGTCCATATTGGACACAGCCTCGCGGGTGACTTCCTGCTCATCCTCATACAGCCGGATGAGCGTTGCTCCACCGGGCAGCGGCTCGCACTCAAAGCGGGGGCGCTGCTCTGCGCACTCAGTTTTTACCATGTGTAATCATTCTCCTTATGTTTTTGCAGCCTGTCAATATCGGTCAGTTTTGTGGGGGCCTTGCGGTCCCCGAACCCCCGCTTAACCGGGGATAGAAAGGTCGCCGCCGCTGTCCCACCCGGAGTCGCCCGCGCCATCCGGGAGGTGGACGTAGAACGGGCCGGCGTTGCCGCCGCTGCGGGAGCGGCCGCCACGCAGAACGATACGGGTTCCGGCCTTATTGATATAGAAATAGTCTGCCAGGTAAGTACTAGAATTGCCGCCAACAGACTTGGTGATCTGCACGTTGGGCGCACGATCATCCTGCTGCAGGGCGGTCGCCCAACCTTCGTCCGGCATTGCCATAGTGTCAAGGGCAATGTAGCCATCGTTGGATGTCCAGCTGTACTTTGTGGGGTCATCGCACCAGTATGGTACGCCGTCAACCAGCTTCCAGTCACACTCGATGTGCCACTGGTTGCCATAGAGCGGATTTTCCACGCCGTAAAATACAAAACTGTGCCGTCCATCGGTGTTGCTGACGGGGCTGCCGCAGGTGGCAATCACACTGTTTGCGGTGCCGGTGCTCTGCATCATGCGCCATACCTTGTGATCGGTCGTTGTGGTTACAGGATCGCCGTCAAAATTAACTTTAACGTTGGTGGCATCACCATCAATGGTTTCCACGCTGGTAACAATACGACGTTTTGCGATGGCTTCGTTTTCGCCGCCGCTGCCGATGGAGATCACCATGCCAGGCTCAATGCTGGCGCCCTTGGCAACCACCACACTGGCAGCATTGTCAGTCGCGGCGGCAACTGCAAGGTTCGTGCTGTACAAGCTTGTACAGCCATTGATCTTGCTCTGCGCATGGCGCGTGCCGTATACAACAATCATCAGGTAGGCCAGCACCTCAAAGTCGGCACTGGTGCCAATGCTGTAGGTATCGCCCCATTTGCGGGCAGCGGCCAAAAACTGCGTGATATTCCGGTTGCCAGTCGGCACGGCACCGGCAATGCTGTGCAGCTTGCCGTCCGCGCCAATGCTGCCGGGAAAAGCGCGCACATAGCATTTCTGCTTGAGGCTGCCGTCCGCGTTCAAGAATTTGCGCGGGGCGCGGTAGCCGGGCAGCATAGACATGCTGATGGACGGCGCAACGTCCAGCATGCCGGAAACATAGAATAGCGGAATTTCTACAAGCACCTCTCCGTTAGTACCATCTTCGATGTATCCGGGCTGGCCCTTATACGCATTGACCTTAACGGTGCCGTCCGCGTTCAGGGTGCAGCAACAGCGGCGCATGCCTGCCCAGGGGTAGACGGCATCGAAGCTGTTCTGCCCCATGCTGGTGTCAGTGCCGGGAACAAAAACAAAATCTTTGGCTGCACCCACGCGGGTGCCAGCGCTGGTGCTTCCGGAAAAATTCACGCCAAAAATAGTCTGACTGGTTACAATGCCAGCCACCTGCGCGGCATAATTCTTGGCATCGTCTGCGCTTTTGGCGGCAGCAGTCTCGCTGGCTTTGGCTGCCGTTGCGCTACCAGAGCTTGCGATTGCGCTCTTGGCTACTGCGTTCTCGCTCGCCTTTGCCGCTTCCGCCGAAGCACTAGCCGCCGCCGCTTTCTGCGTTGCCGTGTTCACGGCACTGTCCAGATTTGCCGCGCTGGCGGCTGCCTCTTTGGCAGATTTTGCTGCTGCCGCCTCCGATGCCTTTGCTGTTGTGGCGCTGGATTTTGCCGCCGCTGCCTGTGTCGTCGCAGTGCTCGCGGATGTACTTGCACTGCTGGCGCTGGATGCAGCGGCCTTTTGTGCCGTTTCCGCACCGGCTTTTGCCGTCTCTGCTGCACTCTGTGCCGTTTTGGCGGCAGTGGCGCTGGCAGCGGCGTTTTTCTCGCTCGCGGCAGCAGCGGTTGCGCTGTTGGCAGCGGCATCGCGGGCAGCTTCGGCCTGGTTTTTGGCATCTACAGCGCCGTCCCGCAAGTCCTGCATCTGGGTAAGGGCCTGGGCATTCTCGCTGGGGGTGGCGGTGCTGTTGGCACCGGGCACCTGCGCGTGATCCAGCACCATGTAGGGCAGATTGCAGCTGATGCGCTGTACACCGTCCTGCACGCCCCGGAATGTGATGGTGGCGTACTTGGATGCTCGCATACAGGCTTCCGGCGGGACGGTCACAAGGCCGTCCGTGTCCGCCAATACCGTTACACCCTCATCGTTGGGGACGTTATGGAACGTGGCATCGATCGCAAGGCCCTCCCACTCCGGGCCGTGGCGCAGCAGCAGCTGTTCCGTGCCGTAACTGTCCCAGGTGCCCAGCACCAGCACGCCCATCAGGCCAACCACCTGCGCAGTGTGGCGGGCAAGGGTAATGGTATGTGTTGTCATCTTGTGGCTTCTTCCTCCTTTTTGTTTATCTCTCTCTCGCTGGCTTCCACCATCGAGATCACGTTCAGCAGCACCAGCCGCACCACAGCGGGGTGCAGGCAGCTGTTGTTGATGGCATTGATGACGGACTTTTGGAGTTCTTCAATTTTTGCGGTTGTGGTCATGAGCGCTCCTCCGGGGCTTGCGCACCCTGCTGCACCTTGTCCAGCGTATCCATGGCGGCGCGCAGGACAGAGAGGTACTGCGGCAGATCGTAACGGCAAAAATATTCGGCAGCCCCGGCGGTTTGCAGGGTCGTTTCATCGGCCGCTTCGGCCAGGCCGGATAGAGCAAGAGACAAAAGGTTGCGGGCATCCTGCAGGGAGCCGTCCTTTAGCTCGGTGTCGCTTGAAAAAGTGAGGTAGGATTGATGCATGTATACACCTCCGTTGGGTTTCGTTAGGAGTTAGAAGGGAGGAGTTGGAAGGTGTGCGCGTGTGCGCACGGGTTGAAAATTGGGCCGCAATCCCGTAGGGGCGCACAGTGTGCGTCCATCGCCCTGTGGCAAATCCTGTTGTGGCATATACGGCGGGGTTTTCGGAACGGTCAAGACCGTTCCCTACAGAGCTGGACCTTGGTAAAATCATCGCTTTTGGTCCAAAGCATCAATAAAAGCCTCCTGTGGCAATGGCCTGTTTGCGCTGCCAGCGCTGTACGGCGCGGCCTACGTCCTCGTCGGTCAGCTCAATGCCGTACACGGCGGAGAGGATCTCCCGCAGCACGGAAACCACGGCTTCAAAGCCCGCCATCTG